TGGTCATCCGAAGGCGCGTTTTTTATGTAGCGAGCGGAACGTCAACCAGTTGACAAAAGCTAAGCTAACGTCAACTGACAATGTCAACGATATGGCTGAGTTAGTAACAGCTTCAAAGTTTGCGATTGCTGCAGGATGCAGTCGCCAAGCGGTTTCTAAGGCGATTCAACAGGGTCGCCTAGAGGGTGCTTTGGTTGACACAGGAAACGTCAACCCAAAGATCGACCTGGAGAAGGGGCTGAGGATCTGGGGTGTAACTGAGCGGCCAAGTGCTGCACAGATGCCAGAGAAGCCAAAGAAAGAGCCGACACCTCTTGAGGCTGCGAAGAAAGAAGTGCGCCGGCAGGTGACATATGTCGAGGAGGAGGATGTGCCGGACTTCTACACAAGCCGCGCACGCAAAGAGCACTACAACGCAGAGATTGCCAAAATCACGGCGGCGACTCAGATGGAGGAGCTAGTGCCTGCTGAGCAGGTGAAGAAGGAAAGCTTTCAGCTAGGCCGTTCTATCCGTGAGCAGCTGGCCAACCTTGCTGATCGTCTGAGCAATGAGCTGGCGGGTGAGAGCGATCCTGCTGTTATTCACCGGGTGCTGACGACTGAGCACCGGCAGTGCCTAATGGAGATTGCGAAGGTTGCATGAACCCTTGGCGTGAAGGTTTTCTTGACGGACTCAGGCCAGAGGAGCCGCTGACTGTTGACGAGTGGAGTGATCGTTACCGGCGACTGAGTAGCAAAGCGAGTGCAGAGCCTGGGCCATGGCGCACTGATCGCACGCCTTACCTGCGTCAGGTCATGCGTGATCTGAGCAGTGAGAGCAGTGTGCAGCGTGTTGTGCTGATGTTTTCAGCGCAGAGCGGCAAAACAGAGGTTGGCCTGAATTGGTTGGCTTGGATTATTGACCACAGCCCTGGGCCGTTGCTTGCTGTGCAACCCACCATTGAGATGGCCCGGAGAATGTCCAAGCAAAGGCTTGAGGGCTTGATAGAAGACACACCAAGGCTTAAAGAAAAAATTGCACCCGCACGCTCTAGAGATGGCTCTAACTCGATGTTTGCCAAGGACTTCCCTGGTGGGATTCTGCTGCTCACTGGTGCGAATAGTCCTAGCCAGCTGCGCTCTGCACCTTGCCGTTACCTGTTCATGGATGAGGTGGACGCTATGCAGGAGATCCCTGGGGAGGGTGACCCAGTCGCACTAGCTGAACGCAGGACGACGACGTTTGCCAGGCGCAAGGTGCTGTTGACCTCTACGCCAACGGTGAAGGACTTCAGCAAGATCGAGGCGGAATATATGAAGTCCGATCAGCGCAAATTTTGGGTGCCAGCGCCCTGCTGTGGTGAGTTACAGCACCTTGAGTGGAGCCGGCTGAGGTGGGAGAAGGACAGGCCAGAGACGGCGCAATATCAGTGCAAGCACTGTGGCGAGCGGTTTGATGAACACCACAAGACGCAGATGCTGGCCGCTGGCGAGTGGCGCAATCACTCGCATTTTGACGGTAAGACTGCTGGCTTCCATCTGAATGGTCTCTATAGCCCGCTTGGTTGGGCTAGCTGGAGTGAGCTAGCTGAGGACTTTTTACGTGCGAAGAACGACCCGGCTGCGCTGCGGACGTTTATCAACACCCGGCTTGCGGAGACATACGAAGAGAACTATTCAGCGCAGGTCAGTGCTGAGGGCTTGATGGGCCGGCGTCTGCCCTATGAGCCTGGCACTGTGCCTAAGGATGTTGTGCTTTTGACGGCTGGCGTTGACGTACAGCTTGACCGTCTTGAGATCTCAGTGTGGGGCTGGTCAGGAGCTAAGGGTCAACCAGAAACAGGTTGGCTCGTTTGGCATCAACGCTTAGCTGGGGATCCGACTCAGCCAGACGTATGGAAACAACTGGACGCAGTGCTAGCAAGCGAATGGGAGACAGAAGAGCACCACCAACTCAAGATTGCGCAGCTCGCTGTTGACACTGGCTACTGCACGCATGAGGTTTACGCCTATGTGCGTGAGCGTTTACCGCGTGGGGTTGTAGCCATCAAGGGCAGCAGCCGCAGGAACGCTGCAGCAGTAGGAAAAGGCAGCAAGGTTGATGTCAACTGGAAGGGCCGCACTATCAAAAAGGGCGTCACCCTTTACATGCTGGGGACCGACACTATTAAGACCACGCTATTTGGCAAACTTCGCTTAGAAAACGGCCCTGGTAACCTTAATTTCGGCTTAGCTGCTGATACTGAATACTTCCAGCAACTCACTTCTGAGCGCCAAAAGCTTGTTTATCGCGGAGGGATGCCAACGCGGATTTGGGTCAGAAAAGCATCAGCAAGGGCAGAGTGCTTGGACTGCGCGGTTTACGCCTATGCCGCGTTTCAGCTCTACATACGTCGTTTGCCCAAGCTCACGATGTGGGAAAACCTGCGTGAGAAGCTGGAATCAGGCGACAATAGACCGCTAAAATCGAGGACAAAGCCGTCTAAACCGGCTCAGTCGTTTGTAAACAGCTGGTGACGTGAACATCCCTAAGAAGATCTACGCCGGCACAACGATCAAATGGAGGGATGACGCGGCGGTTGGTCCGCTGAACGAAAGCATCACCTCAGCTGATTGGACTCTCAAATACTTTCTGCGGACTAACGAGAGACCACAAGGTCACACAGTCACTGGAACTTCTTACGGCACTGGTTGGGAGTTTGCAATTAGCGCAACTGACAGTGCTGGGTTTGAAGCTGGAGATTGGTTCTTCTTTGTTGAAGCGTCAAAGGGCACCGAAAAATTTACGCTTGGCAGCGGTCAGCTTGAGATCTTGTCAAGCCTGGCCTACACAAGTGACCCAGGAAAGTTTGACGGACGAACAGCAGCACAAAAAGAGCTAGACGACATTGAGGCTGCACTAGCCAAGTTCCGTGATGGCGCTCAGGAATACAGCATCGGCAACCGCACCTTTAAGCGTGTGGCCATGGCTGATCTGCAGTTGCGGCGTGACCGATTAAAAGCAATCGTTGTGCGAGAGCGCAAAGCTGCGTTGATCGCCAACGGTTTGGGTGATCCCCACTCCCTTTATGTGAGGTTCTGACATGGGTATCCGTTCTGCATGGCGCGAACTGTGGCGCACTAATCCTGAGCCCATCGCACGGCCACGCGCCCGCATGTTTGGCGGTGCCCAGGCCAGTCGCCTGACTGCTGATTGGGTCACCTCTGTCACCTCGGCTGACCAAGAGATCAAGGGCAGCTTGAAGCGCCTGCGGTCTAGGTCACGTCAGCTTGTGCGTGACAACGACTATGCAAAGTCTGCTGTGCGTGTTGTCCGCAACTCTGTTGTGGGGACTGGCGTCAGGCTGCAAGCGCAGGTGATGCGTCAGCGTGGCGGCAAACTCGACACCCGTATTAACGAGCAGATTGAAAAAGCCTGGTCAATGTGGGGCCGTAAGGACAGCTGCAACACTGCAGGCCAGCTGTGCTTTGCCGATATTGAAAAGCTTGCTGTCTCGTCAATGTGCGAGAGCGGCGAAGTGTTTATCCGCATGGTGCGGCAAAAGTTTGGCCGCAGCAAAGTCAGCTTTGCACTTGAGGTGCTGGAGGCAGACCAGCTGGACGAGGACTACAACAGCCCTGCAACCAAGCCCGGCAACGTTTGGAAGCTTGGCGTTGAGCTGGACAAGTTTGGCCGTCCTGTCAGCTACGCCTTCCTAAGCCGTCACCCTGGTGATACTGCGTTCCCGACGCGGGAGCCTGGCAAGCGTCACATCATTGTCCCGGCAAAGGATGTCATCCATTTGTTTGACCGGACATCTGCACGTCCTGGTCAGACCCGTGGTGTGCCCTGGCTTGCATCTGCGATGCAAAGGATGCATCACCTAGATGGTTGGGAACAAGCGAGTGTTGTGCGTGCCAGAGCAAGTTCTGCTCTCATGGGCTTTATCCAATCACCGGAGGGTGAGCTTGACCCAGGCGGCGAGATCTATGACGAACAGCGGGTAACAGGCTTTGAGCCTGGGCAATTCAAGTACCTGCAGCCAGGCGAAACGGTCACCATTCCTGACATGGATTCGCCTACTGGCGAGTATGAGCCGTTCCTCAGGGCACAGCTCAGGGCACTCGGTGCGGGTGTCGGTTGCTCCTACGAGGTGCTCAGCAACGATTATTCGCAGTCAAATTATTCGTCATCACGACTTGCTCTACTGCAGGACCGCGACAACTGGCGATCCATTCAGCAGATGATGAAGGATCAGTTTTATCAGCCGATCTATGACGCTTGGCTTGAGATGGCTGTGCTTAGTGGGGCACTAAATCTGGCTACTTACGAGACCGAGCCTGAGCGTTACGAGGCTGTGCGCTGGGTCTGCAGGGGCTACCACTACGTTGACCCGCAGAAGGAGATTGCTGCGCAGAAGGCAGCAGTGCGCAGCGGATTCAAGACCCTTGCCGACTGTGTGGCTGAAAACGGTGGCGACTTTGATGAGTTCTTGGTCGCCCGTCAGTCAGAGCTGGCCAAGCTCGACGAGATGAACATCATCACGGACACCGATCCGTCTGCTGTGAATGGCAGCGGCGCTAGCCAGTACAAGCCGGCCAACACGATTGACGCCTTTGGTGACACGCCTGCGCCTGGTGGCGAGGATGCAGAGAACGTTGGAGAGGAAGAGCTTGGCAACTATTAACGGCACTGAGATTGACCTAATGCCTACAGAAGGCATGAGGGAGGAAGCGCAGCGTTACCGCGATTGGAAGGCTGACGGTGAAGCTGGCGGCACTGAGGTTGCTGCACGCAGAGCAACGCAGATCCTGAGCGGTGATGAACTGTCTGCCGACACAGTGATCACGATGGCCGCGTGGTTCGCCCGCCACAGGGTTGATAAGCAGGGCGAAGGTTTTTCGCCTGGAGAGGATGGCTACCCGTCTAATGGCCGTGTGGCGTGGGCTGCGTGGGGCGGAGACCCTGGGCAGGTGTGGGCTACTAACAAGGCGGATAGAATTAAAGAAATCCGCGAACGCACTATGGCTGGGGAAATTACACTCAGGGCCGAGCCCGACGAACTAAGCGTCGGTGACTTTGTGCGTTGGAACAGCTCAGGTGGCACTGCAGAAGGCCGCATTGATCGCATTGAGCGTGACGGCACCATTAATGTTCCTAATTCTGATTTCACCGTGAACGGTGATGAGGATGACCCTGCTGCACTTATCACGGTTTATCGCGAGACCGATGAGGGCAATGAGCCAACTGATGTGCAGGTTGGTCACCGCTTTTCAACGCTGACCAAGATTGCTGCTCTGCGCTCGGCTCCAACCCTTTACAAGCGAGCTGGTGAGACCAAGTTTGAGGAGCAGGAAGACCGTGTCATGGAGTTCAGCTTCAGCTCTGAGTATCCAGTAGAGCGGGCTTTTGGCATGGAGGTGCTGAGCCACGAGGATGGCGCTGCTGACCTTGGCCGACTGAACGACGGCGCACCGCTGCTGTTCAATCACGACATGGATCGACCGATCGGTGTTGTTGAGCGTGCCTACTTAGACAAGGACAAAAAGAAGGGCTACAGCCGCGTTCGCTTCAGCCGTAACTCTTTTGCGCAGGAAATTTTGACTGATGTCAAAGATGGCGT